AGAATAGGAATGTGCTTCAGGTTTTCAAAGTCAGCCTTAACAGTTTCATATGAATGACCACCATCAATGTATGCAAAGTCTGCCTTCTTAACTTTCTTACAGGCAGGTACAGTCTTCTTACTGTCACCCTTATGAAGTTCAAAGGTGAATGTCTTACCTTGTTCTTTCATCTTGTCTGCAAACTCTTGCAAACGATTAGAGATTGCCTCGACTGTGTTGTGTGCTTTGGTATTCATTTCATACTTGTCTGATTCTGCAGTTGCGTCTTCAAACAAATCAAAGCCAATGTAGTGTACCTTGTCATGATGTTGTAATGCTGCAACACCCATTTGAATAGCACGTCCACCGTTCCATGTACCAGTCTCAACGATTGTCTTTGGCTTGTAGAAGCTTACCATTTTAATAAGCTGTTTATAACGTGCCGCATTGACATCAGGTGCAACAGTGTTGTTAGCATTCTTCTTTAGGTTACCTTTGAAGTGATCAAAGTATTCTGACAAAGGTGACTGTGCGAATGCGGCTAGTCCTTTAACGCCTTCGGATAGGTTGTTAGTGACCATACCGTGCGCTTTATAGATGTTGAGGAGTCGCTCAAAAATAAATCCGTCATGCCATTCTCTGTATGCGATGGTTTCACCAATGGTGTAAGCACCCCTAAGATCAGCAAGGATACTGCAAGTATTGTGACTAGATAAATTGAAGCCCATAAAACTTGTTTCGCTGTAGTCAATGTCGGTTCTCCCTAGATGAACAAGGTCACACTTGTCGGGCAACCATCTCTGTACTTGTTTAACATCAAGACGTTTAGTTGTCACTGTGTCAGCGTCCAACCAAATCATCCAATTGCTTTCGTCATATTCGTCTTCCATCATTTCAAATGCTAGGTCAGTCATAGCATATACTTTGTGACACCACTTGATAGCATCAAGCCGCCAGTTGTATGGCATCTTTCCACCTTCAGTACCATCGTGCAGCTTCATACGTTCACGGTACTCTATCATTTCCTGTACATCATTTAGGTTACGATACTCAATAGCTTCAGATGTTGGTGGGTTAAGTTCATGAACATCAAAGTCATGGTAATAGGCTATAAGTTTAAAGTGCTTTGGGTTCCACTTATCAACCACACTTTGTAGCATGTTCTTTGCATATTCATGGTAACCTGATTCACTAAATGATGTGACAAAAATGTACATTAATCTATTTCTCCTAACGCTTCTTGCATAGTCATGCTTGTTTTTAAAGAGTGCCATTCACCTGCATAGGCAATGTCGGCTTGTCTTTTTGGTTCCCATTCTTTAAACCAAGGACCACCTGTAGTAAAGTGTACGTTCTTGGCATTAATATGTTCTGGTGACCAGCCATCTAGCCAGTTCCATTCTTCATTAATGTTTCCTATTTCTTCGTCTTCAAGCCATGACAAACCATGTAGCCATGAACCTGTCTTTACGTTTGCATCATCAACAGTTAAACGAAGGTTACCTGGATGCGAACAATTCCATAGCATAAAGCTAGACCAGTTCTTACGGTTGTAAGTCTGCTGAACCTGACCATCCATCTTTACTGTGGCATTAGGTCTGTAGTCATGTTTTACACATTGGATAGCATACTGTTCATTCTTTGTATATGTGTCAAACAATTCTCCAATGTCACAACGTAACATCATGTCTGAATCCATAAACAAAGCCCATCCATCATACTGGTTCAAGGCAGGAATAAGAAAACGTGTGAAGGTAAACTGTGTACTGAATGGTCTTCCATCCAGTTCGTCAACCATTACACGGTTGCCATCAATGCTATCAATCCTAGCAGCACGGCGATACAAACCTGCTCTGCGTAATGCAGGTTGAAAGAGGGGTATGATGTTATATTCCGAAGTATATTTAAGAATTGAGTTACGCAAGACTTCATAAGCAATACCCTCTCTCTCATCGAATCCAATATAAATGGTAGGTTTTCTGTACATGAACATTATTACAATCCTTATAGTCAGTGATTTACATATTATAATATATAATACACATCATGTCAAGAACTTTTTATTATTGATTAACAAAACCAATAATTTTAAAAGCATCTGTATCTTTAATATTCTTTTGATTTTCTGATGGACTAACCCATCTTAAATTACTTGGTCTGTAATCATGCTTGTCTTCGTTAATATGATCCACTAAAAAATTATCGAATGGTTTAGGGTTATATAGAAAAGCCATGGCAACCAATCTATGTACCTTATAAGATTTAGATATACCCTTATCTGTAAATACAACTGCTGGATATACATCTCTACTATAATTAAATGTTAGTTTTTTACCTTCGGAAGTTATGATAAAAGGAAAGTCATCTTGGTCACCATACTTTTCTAATCTATGTTTAGATCCACCTTTATATATAAAGTATTTACCACGTGGAATAGAAGATAAAAAATTGTTAGTTCTTTTTAAATCCTCTTTCTTTAATGTACCTTCTCCAAAGTCTATTGCTATCTCTGATATATCACGATATTCCAAGTCTTCATAAAGATTATCGTTAGGTAAAAAAAGATCAAGTTGATTTATCATTCTGTTTTTCCTTGTGCTTTTCCCATTCTTTTTTACTTGGGTGGTGTTGAGGTGGGTTATGTTGTACCCACCCCTCACCTTTCTTCCATATTACGCTCATGCTGCGTTCAAGTCAACGATCTCACAGACACCTGCAGTACAAGCCAACTCACGTCCACCTGATGTAGTGTCTTCCTTTTCAAACTCACGAAGCAAAGACCAGTCCACATTCTTTGGCATTTTAGATGCCAGTTCTTTGTACGTGTCAGCATCAATATCCTGATAGGGTGCTTGCTGATATGTATGCTCACTAAAGGGCAGGAAGCTAATACCAGATACCTCATCAAAGTGTTTGTATACCCACGCACCTACTTCCATCCATTCGTTTTCCTTAACAGAAATAGTGACTGATGGTTTGTGTTCACACCAATGACGCTGATAGGTTAACCACAGTTCAAGCTGTTCAATAGCTGACATACCTGTACGTGTCACTGCATTCTTTGGTGACTTCATTGGGAAGCTGAACACTGTGGTGCTATCAGGCTTCATTACATCTGGCTCACTAGGAATACCTTGTGAGATAAGGAACTGTGTCAGTGGGTCTTTGTTGTCACCACGTACAGTACGAATGTAATAAGGATTGTGACGTGCATGAATACCAGAGGCACTATCCACAAGCTGTGATACCGTTCCGCTAGGCTTAACACAAGTGATAGCAGTAGACTGATTAATACCAAGCTGTTGTGCCATAGCTGCATTAGCTTCAATGGCAGTAACACGTAGCATCTCTAGTGTGTCACCTATCTCTTTACCTTTGTGTAAAGCCGCACAGTCCATAATGCCAGTCAGTGATACGCCAAGCAAGCGTTCTTCTTCTGTGTTCTTCTTCCAGATATTACGAAGGTATTTAAAGTTTGTGAGAGTAGCTTGGAATGTACCAAGAATGGTAGCAAGACGTACCTTTTCTTTCAAGGATACAAGTGTATCAGTCTCACGTGCTACAACCTCTGACAGATTACAGAACTGGTATGGACGCAGGATAATCTCTGAACAAGGATTACAACCAAAGTCCTGATTAGCATCACGTCTACCGTTCTTTGCCGCTTGCTTACGTGATGATTCACGATTGAAGATACCACGTTCACCTGACTTACTGTCATACAGTGACAACCATTCACGCATGAATGTACCCATCTCTGGTTTCTGCTTGTAGGCTACAGAGTTATTAGCCAATGCACGTTGACCTTCGTTCTCCCACCACTGACCTGACTTGGCGTGTGCCATCTGATCATCGTTAAGATTAGACAGACTGATCAAAGCTGAACGGCGTACACCGCCTACAACTACAACCTCACCAATCTTACACATGATGTCGTGACATTCAATAGGATAAAGTCTACGTCCTGCTGCGCCTTTGAATTTCTGTATAACAAACTCAAACAATTCAATCAGTGGTTGTGGTCCTGATGCACGTCCACCAAATGTTTTTAACCTTGCACCTGCAGGGCGTACTTCACTCACATCAAACTTGGGAACTTGTCCAGTATACAACATAGCAATAAGTTCTTTAAGAGACTTTGCCCAACCTGGTCGGCTATCGCCAACCTTAATTACTGTGTCAGTCTCATGGAAATCTTCATTAACGATAGGAAGCTTTTCAATATTGTGTCGCTCAACAGAGAAGCCAACGCCTGTACCACACATAAGAATATACATGGTTTCGTCAAAGGCACGAGGACTATCTACTGGAACATACGAACAATTATAACCGCCAACATGACAACGATCTAACGCTGGTCCTGATGTCATCAAAGCCCTCATACTAGGCATGATAGACTGGTTGAGTACTGCTTCTTCTAGTTCTGATCTCAAGGTGTCAGGTAACTTATACCCATTATTACTAGCCAAGTGATTAGCCATATAGTCAAAGTAACGTGCAACTGTTTCACTCCATGTTTCCCTTCTTTGTTCATCTTCTTTCCACCTAGCATAGCGTGAAAGTGCAATAAAGTTTTGATAGTCTGTTGGTAATTGGTTATTCATTTATATCTCTCCCTGATTTGAATGTGACGAAAGATAATAGTATCACATTAGGATAAGGATTACAATAGAATTAGTGACCAAGAATAGCATTTATTCTGCGGCGAACAAAGTCTACTTCGCCAGACTTGAGTACACGAAAAGCAAATTGTCTCATGTAATCAGGGTCTACACCTGCATTGTCACATACTTCTCTGAAGTCTTCTGCAGTAACGCCAACTGAAGCAAAGAACCAGGCTATAGCTCTGTCTCTATCTATTATAGCTTGATCAGGCTCTCCTGCATATGCTGGCTTAGTTGCATCTAGTAATGCCTGTAATATTACTGCTAGGTATAATGTTTTTTCTGGTGAGGAAATACTAACTTGAGCATCGTCACTTAATACAATATTGATTTCTGTTTCAGACATTCTTAAACCATTCGGTAGGAACGCCTTCGTTTAATTTACAGAATTTAAAATTATATTTGTAACACCAATCTGCATATGTCATCTTACCACCCTTGTATAGTTTGCGGTAAGGATTATCAAATACAAATCTTATATCTATATCAGGATGTTGGTCACGAATAAACAAATGTTTCTTTCGATCTTCCAACATGAACCTACCCTTAACTTCTAGAATGACACCGTTAGGTAGTATGAAATCAGGAATATATTTCTTGTTCTCATACCATTCGTAAGCTATAGGATATGGTTCATATTGAAAATCAATTTTATTATTTGCTAACTGTTCGCTGCAAGATAACTCTGAATTGCTTCTGTACTTATGGTCTTTTGCGTTTCTTTTTTGACGCTTTGTAGACTTCTTCATACAGTAACCTCTTCAACATTTGGAACCTTTGCAGTAACTGTTAAGTAACGTACACCATTAGAGTATTTGAAACCACGTAATCCCATGCCACCATTTGCATCAGACCAACAGCTTTTCTTAAAGGGACAATACACACAACCAATAGCAAGCTTACGGTTACCAGAAGAACCATCAGCTTCATCTGAATAACAACGAGGTGGTGGTGTGTCTTTATCCACCACTTGTTTTAACTCGTTAATACGGTCACCAGCATTGATCATCTCCATTGATTCAACTTTCAACAGAGCAAGTTCTGCAGATGATTTATCTATTGCGAAGAACGCTGCTTCAGTGTCACCTTGGGCTTCGGCATACCCAGAAATTTGAGCAATATAACCAAAGGGATCATCATAGGACAACGTACCGTCCTTAAATTTCTTAAAAGCATAGGGCGATGCTGACTTGACATCTACTAATACTCCATCAATACGACAGTCGGTGTGGCCCTTGATGCCCTCAACCTCTACTGTCTTTTGTTGTTCTGATACTTCGTGATCTGCAAGTTGAGCAAGACAAAGAAGTAGTGATTCAAGAATATCACCAAACAAAAACTTAATCTTTGTTTGACCAGTGATAGGCTCACGGTTTGTATTCTTCATGTCATACCATACTTGACGTGAAGGCTTTCCAATCTGTGACATACGTAATGTTAGGTTGGAGTTGTCACGTTTTTCTGTGACAGCATTTGTGATTGCTTCCATGACCTCTGTGCCACACTTATAGATTGCATCACGTTTCTTAACTGTTACGTTTTCAATACCGTCTTCAAGTGTTTTATAGATATCATCTATTAGTGTGTCAATATGAGCCATTAGCTTTCCTTTTGTTTTAGTAACCTAGTCAAGTACCAGTTTGCTTTAGCGAGGTCTTCATCTTTATTCTTGTAACTCTCACGCCATGTATACTTGATATTGTTTCCTTTACAGTAACCACGAAACTCTTCTGGGGTTAGTGCGGCTTCAATTGCTTCAATGCATTCTATACCTGCATGATTGTAGTGAGGTGGATTGTTTACCATGTCAACATTATCAGACTGTACATTAGCCTGTTTCATGTATGCTTCATGCCTCATAACTCTTCCTCTTCATCTTGATCTTTTAAAAACTGTATGTCAGTAATGTAATAGTATCCTGATGCATGGACAAACCTAAGTATTAAATCTTGTAGTTCCATCCACGTTAGAGCAGAACCCTTAACAACTGTTTCGGTTCCCATGATTGGATCACGCTGAATAAGTTCATACTCTTCTCTATATTCGTTCATGTTTTTCTCCCTGTAAAAATCTGGCGTACCCACCGCAAACTCAA